ACAACGCGGGCTTGGGCAACATACTCAAGGCGCAAGTCAGATCCGGTAACGCGCTCTGGTTCGCTCCGATCATTCGGTGCCTGGACACTGTGACCGGTAACGCAAGCATTGAGACCACAACATACTGTAAACGCATCTTGCAGTGGTGGGCTCAGGAGATTACGGGATGACCAGCTTTTGCAATCGCCGTTTGGTCCCAGGCTGGCAGCGCTGCTACCGATGGCTGTCGATTCAGCTGCTGGCCCTGGCTGCCGCTGCTGAGCTTGTCCAGGCATACGATCCGGCATGGATGTATCTGCTCCCAGAGACCGCGCGTCAATACGTGGTGCCGACGCTGGTGGCCCTGGCCATGATCGGCCGGCTTATCAAACAAGGAGATCCGCATGCTGGCGACCATCCGATCAAAAATTAAATCGTACGGCCTGCTGATTCTCGGTGCGCTGAGCGGTGCGCTCTATTTCGCATTGCGCGTGGTGTCCGCCCAGAAGCGATCCGCCCAGGAGCGAGCCGAGCAGGCTGAGCACCGCGCTGAAACTGCAGAGGCCCGGACAAAGCAGCAGCAGAAAGCTGAGGCGGCAAACCAGCAGGCAAAGATTGAGGGTGAGGAACATGTCGAGAAAGCTGTTGAGCGTGCTCGCAGTGGTGATCGTCGCCACTTTGAGTAGCTGTTCGCACCTGGAGCGATTGGTATTTGTTCAAGAGCCGCTCCCGCTACCTGATCGGCCAGAGCTTCCGCGCATTCCAGCAGAAGATCTGATGTCAATCTCTGACGAGGCCTTCGAGAGTCTGGTGCGTCGTGATGTGCTGCAGGCTCAACACATCCTCCGACTCGAGGCCATCATCCGGACAACCCATCAGTAAGGCCATGGCCACCGACCCGGTGCCAGTCTTTATCCGCTTCTGGCTCGGGCCAGCCGAACAACAGGGGTCACTTCATGCTGTTACTCATCCTCGCACTCGCAGCTATCCCGGCGCTGATCGGCCTGCTCACATTGGTCAGCTGGTGCAGGTCTCTGCAGGAGCCAATGGATGAGTCGAATCGAATCAACAGAATCATGCTGTGGTGGCTTGTGGTGAGCAAGCCGCATCTGTTCATAGGGAAGTGGGCAATCTTTCGTATGGACGTCGAAGACCAAGTCCGAGCGATCGGGGAGACTGACTATGCTCAATCTGTTCACAGCAGTAGCACTGACACTGATCCTCAACAATAGCCAGGGCCCTGACGTACACAACGGCCCCGAGGCCCACATCAGCTACCACGTCACTGACGCAGCGTATGCCTGGGGCAGCTATGCCCAGGGCAGACAGACGCGCGTGACGCAGCGCATGGGCAAGGTGCAGACATACGGCGGCGGCATCGGCCTGCAGCTGGACAGCGGCTGGTTCATCGAGGCCGGGTATCTGTGGCAGCGCTTCGATAGTGATCCTCGTGTCGCGGCTGAGGTGGCGTACTACTACTTCGAGCCCACGTTCGGCCCGCCACCCTTCGCCGACAATTGGAGCCAGGTGGAATACCGCCACGATCCAGAGCCCGACATAGCGGTGCGCATTGGGTACAACCACCAGATAACGACCAGGTGGAGCCTGCAGGCGTCCTATCAGCACTACAGGCCGATCGAGTATTGGCGGATCTGGAACCCGAGCTATCTGGTTGATGGGGCTGAGGGCGGGCTGCCGTACCCTTACTGGGAGGGCGACAGCAAGGTCGACAATTCATCGATCAGGGTCGGCATCCAGTTCGAATTCTAAGTAATCCCGTCAACCGGCAGGGGAAGGGGCCATATGCACCACTTTGGTGCAGCGGCGGGTCCTTCCCCCGATCCTGCCGTACGGGTGGCCGGACTCGCGATTTCGCACTAATTATGAAAATTTTCCAGAGCTGGTTGTTGTTTAGTTATGGCGCAACGTGAAGCCCATTGGCTCAACAAATCCGACACTGCCAAGAGTCTCGGCATTTCCGTCCAAGCCTTCGATAAATGGGGCGTTGAGCCGGTTGCCAAGATTGGGCGCGAGAACTTTTTCACGATGCGCGCCGTTGTCGACAACCGCATAGCAAACAACAACCAGAAGCATGCTGGCGCGGTGGATCCGGAAGACTACGAGGCGCAGCGCACCAGGCTCACAAAAGAACAGGCCGATCAGCTTGAGATGAAGAATGCGGTCATGCGTCGCGAGCAGGCGCCAGTCGAGCTGCTGCAGTGGGCGCTCGATGAATTATCTCAACGCGTCTCCGCTATCCTCGGCGCCATACCTTCGAAAGTGAAGAAACGGGTACCCAGCTTGACCGCCGGCGAGATGACCAACATCACCAGGGAGATAATCAAGGCGCAAAATGCAGCCAGCAAAGCAGAACTCCCTTGGGATCGGCTGCAGGGAATCGATTGACTTAGCTGTCAGGAAGGGACTCCAGGCGCTTTACAAGCCTGAGCCCCTGACGCTTTCGAAGTGGGCGGATGAGAATTTTTATCTCAGCCCTGAGTCCAGCGCAGTAGAAGGCCCTTGGGAAACGCTCCCGCCACAGAAGGGCATCATGGACGTCATCAGCAACGACGACATTCCAGTGGTCAGCTGGCGGAAGTCCGCGCGAACCGGCTACACCAAGATCATAGTTGCTGCGGGCTGCTACTTCGCTGAGCATCGGCGCCGGAACGTTGTCGTGTTCCAACCTACAGATAGCGACGCTGAAGAATTCGTCAAGGACGAAATCAACCCGGCCATCCGCGATGTCGATGTAGTTCGCGACATATTCCCGAGCTTCGACAAGAAGTCGAAAGACAACACGCTCAGCAAGAAGGTGTTCAACGGTTCCACCCTCGATGTCCGAGGCGGTCAGAGCCCGCGTAACTACCGGCGGCTGACGAAAGACGTTGCGATCTACGACGAGCTGTCCGGCTTCGTTAGAGACGTGGGCGGGGAAGGCAAGCCGACCGATCTGGGCGACGTGCGTATCACGACTTCCCCATTTCCAAAATCGATTCGTGGATCCACGCCCAAGACTGAGGGCACTTGCCAGATCACCGACTCGCTGAACGAATCGGATGTTATTTTCAGATACGAGGTTCCCTGCCCGAAGTGTCAGGAGATGCAGGTTCTGGAGTGGGGCGGACGGGATGCTGATTACGGCATCAAGTGGGCCGCAAACAAGGATCCTGCGACGGCGCATTACTTGTGCCGGCACTGCAAGAAAAAATTCTTCTACCCGGACCTGACAAAAATCTGGCTCAAAGGCAGATGGCTGTCAGAGGCGGGCGACTGGATTGATGACGACGGCGTGATCCGCGCTTCAACGAATGAGGTGATGGATCCCCAGCCGCATCATGTAGGGTTCGATCGCTACTCCTCGCTGTACTCGATTTTCTTCACCTGGGCGCAGATGGCGAAGGCCTACATTCAAGCTGCGGACAAAGCCACCCAGGGAGACGACACCAAGCTCAAGGCGTTCATCAACACGCGCCTGGGTGAGACCTGGAAAGAAGACGCTACTGACAAGCCCAAGAGCGAAGCGCTCTACGGACGCAGAGAGAACTACGGCGGACAGTGCCCAGATCAGGTGGTGTTTATCACGGCTGGCATCGACACCCAGGACGATCGGTTCGAGTTCGAGATCTGCGGATGGGACCAGCACGAACAGTCCTATTCGCTTGAGTACCAGGTGCTCATGGGCAACCTGTCGAATCAGGATATTTGGGACATCCTGGCAGAGATGCTGCGCAAGCAGTTCACTCGCAACGACGGGCTGATCCTTCCGGTGAGCCGGGGCTGTATCGACTCCGGCGGACATTTTACTGATGAGGTGTATGCGTTCTCTCGGAAGGTCGGCATCCACTGGATGATCCCGACCAAAGGCCAGAGCACACCAGGCCGGCCGATCGTTGAGTTTCCCAAAAAGCTGAACAAGAACCGGGTTCATCTGACGCTGCTGGGTACCGAGAACGCAAAAGACCTGATTTACAACAGGCTGGCGATTCAGGAAGTGGGGCCAGGTTATTGCCATTTCCCGAACAAGGATGAGATGTACACGGAAGCGTATTTCAAGATGCTTACCGCGGAATTCAAGAAGCTCGACTACAGCCGTGGTCGCCCTGTTTACAAATACTTCTGCCCTAGGGGCATGCGCAACGAAGCGCTGGATTGCCGTGTCGGCAACCTGGCGGCGTTACGCCTATCTCAACAGTTCTTCGGCCTGGATCTGAACTCAATCCATCCAGCGCAGCGAGACGATGAGCCGAAGCCTGAGGAAAGGCGCAAGTCTGATTATTGGAGCCGTTAATGTCTGACGCAGTGCAACTACAGAAGCTTAATGAAGCCATCGCCACCGGTGCCACCGAGATCACCATGAATGGTCGCAAGGTGGTATTCCGCAGCCTGGCCGAGATGCGCAGCATCCGCGATGAGCTCCAGCGCAAGACGGGGGTCAGCAGCGGGCCTGATGTCCTTTATCCGAGCTTCTCCAAGGGTTACTGATGTCCAACGTCATAGACAAAACTATCGGGTACGTCTTCCCGGGATGGGGTGCGAGCAGAGCATTTGCCAGAGCTCGCTTAGACTACCTGGGCGCCCTGAATAAGTATGACGCCGCAAGCAAGGGGCGCCGAGGTCAGGGATGGAGCCGAGGCAGCGATAGCAGCGCTAATGCGGAGATCCGGGGGGCGCTGCCGGCGGTACGCGCATTCTCGAGAGAGCAGAAGCGCAACAACCCCTACGCCGCAAAGATCTCCGACTCGCTCGTTTTCAACGTGATCGGCGCCGGCATCGTGCCAGGAGCGAAATCCAGCTCGAAGCCAAAACAGAAAAAAGCCCAGCAGTTGATGCAGGACTGGTCTTGGACCACGTCTTGTGATGCAGATGGCCGTAACAATCTGTTCGGTTTGCAATCGCTTGCATTCCGCACAGAAAGCGATAGCGGCGATGCACTCATCATGCGGCAAATCGTCAACGACCGATCAATGGATGTGCCTCTGCGGATCCGGGTGCTTGAGGGAGACTTCCTCGACCACACGAAGAATCAGGAGCTGGCCGATGGTGGACGCATTGTTCAAGGCGTGGAGTTCGACGCCAGCGGATCACGACGCGCTTACTGGATTCACCAGGAGCACCCGGGCGAGGGTGGCCGGATGCGTTTCAATTCCCGCCCGGTGCCCGCGGAAGACGTGATCCACCTCTACGAAGTGAAGCGGCCCGGCCAGGTGCGGGGTATGCCTCGCGGTGTCGCCGGATTCATGCGGCTGAAAAATGTTGATGAATTCCAAGACGCGGTGTTGGCGCTGCAAAAAGTTGCCGCGTGTTATAGCACCTTTATCAAGACTGACAACCCCGATAAGAAAGCAGGGGACATTCTGCCCGAGAAGATAGAGCCGGCCATGATAGTCAAGCTGGGGTATAACGAGGACGTGTCCTACGCCTCACCGCCCACAACGAGCGGACATGCTGACTTTCTCACGACTGAGCTGCTGGCGGCATGCGCGCCGTCCGGGGTGACGTACCAGGCTGCTACTGGCGACCTGCGAGGACTCAACTTCTCCACTGGAAAGATGGGACACATCGAATTCGGTCGCGCCATCATCCATCTGCAGAAGAACATGATCCTTCCACTGCTGTGTCAGGGCATCGAGAAGTGGTTCCTCGAGGCCGCTGCGCTGCGTGGCCACGATCTGAAAGGCGTGTACTTCGAGTGGACTCCGCCTCGCAGAGAAATGATTGACCCTCCCAAAGAGATCCCCGCGGTCCTCAACGCCCTGCAAGGCAAGATGAAGTCCTTCTCCGACTGGGCGCGTGAAAACAACCGCGACCCCGACGAGTGGGCCGAAGAGATGGCCGCTGACCTCGAGCGATTCAAAAAGCACGGAATTGATTTCTACAAACCCGTGACCACGCAGAACGGAGAAACGAACAATGCCTCAAGCAAAGACGAATAGCCCCGCTAACAGCAAGCTGCTGCTCTCGTCATCTGGTGAACTCCTGATCTACGGGGTAGTCGGCGACTGGTGGGATGGCAACGATGCCCTGACCCTAGCGCAAGAGATTGACGCTATCGATGGCGATGAGATCAACGTCCGGATCCACTCACCCGGCGGGTACATCCTCGAAGGGCTGGTGGTCTACAACCGACTCAAGTACTCCGAAAAGCCGGTGAATATCCACATCGATGGCATGGCCGCCAGCATGGCCTCTGTCATCGCGATGGCCGGCGACAAGATCACTATGCCGTCCAATGCCTGGCTGATGATCCACAAGCCGATCAATGCGGTCTGGGGTAATGCTGACGACATGCGCAAGATGGCTGAAACCCTCGACGGGTTCGAGTCCGACATCAGCAATATCTACATGCAGCGCTTCACCGGCACCCGCGATGAGCTGGCCGAAATGCTTGCCGATGAGACCTGGATCAATGCCCAGGACGCGCTGGCGTACGGCTTCATCGACGAGATTGTCGAGCCTGTGAAAGCTGCAGCCTCACTCAATATTTCCGACTTCAAAAACGCTCCAGAGGACGTCATCCGTCTGCTTGGAGAATCACCGGCGCAAACCGCCAATCAGCAAGGAGTAACAACTATGCCTAAGGCTACGACTGCGGCGGCCCCCACCGGCGCCGATCCGATCAACCCTGCAGAGCCTGCAGGTAACACGCCCGAGCCTCAGGCTGTGGCAACCCCAGCGGCTGATGTACAGGCTGCCGTGGATGCTGCCCTGGCTGCCCGTGCACAAACCAACGCCCAGATCCAGGTGCTGGCCACTTCCGTTCGGCTCTCTGCTGATGAGACGGCCGCGATCGTTGCCCAGAACCTGAGCCTGGATAAAGCCCGTGAAGCCATCCTTGCTGTGGTGGCCAAGCGTGACCAGGAGAATCAACCCGTGCCTCATGTCACTGTATCGAACAACACCGCTGTGCTGCGCCAGGATGTCGCCAAGGGCCTGATGGCCAAGGCTGGCCTGATCGACAGCAAAGAGGGCAACGACTTCACTGTGATGAGCCTAGTGGACATCGCTCGGGTTGTGCTGCAGGCGGGTGGCATCTCCATCAATGGCTTGAGTAATAACGCGATTGCCGTGCAAGCCATGCACACCACCAGCGACTTCCCGAATATCCTGGCGGATGTGGCGAATAAGTCCCTGCGTGCTGGTTATGATGGATACCCGCGCACGTTCCTGCCGTTCACCCGAAAGGTTTCAGCCACCGATTTCAAGAACATCAACCGTGTGCAGCTGGGTGAAGCTCCTGCGCTGGAGAAGGTGAACGAGAAGGGCGAGTACAAGTACGGCACCCTGGGCGACGGTAAAGAGTCCTACAGGCTGGAAACGTACGGCAAGATCATCAGCCTGACTCGCAAAACAATCATTGACGATGATCTTGACGCGCTCACTCGGATTCCCCTGAGCTTCGGAGATGCTGCTGCTGACCTGGAGAACACCGTGGTGTGGGGGCTGATTATCAATAACGCCAAGCTCTCCGACAACAAAGGGATCTTCCACGCGGACCACAATAACCTGGGAACAGCTGGGGTGCCGAGTGAAACCACCCTGAGTGAAGGTCGCAAGAAAATGCGTCGCCAGAAAGCGATGAATGGCACCCGCAACCTGAATCTGCGCGCAGATTTCGTATTGGCGCCTGCATCCTTGGAGACCACTTTCGAAAAGCTGCTGAGTGCCGTGATGGCAACAGAGACAGCGGATGTGAACGTCTTCGCTAAAAAGCTGGAATTGATCACGGAGCCACTGCTGGACGATGCAAGCGAGGCATCCTGGTATCTGGCATCTACGCCCAGCCGCATCGACACAATCGAGTACGCCTATCTGGCTGGGGAGGAAGGTGTGTTCATCGAGACCCAGTCCGGTTTCGATGTGGATGGCGTCAAGATCAAGGCAGTGCTGGACTTCGGTGCTGGCGTGATCGACTACCGAGGCCTCTTCAAAAACGCCGGCCAGTAACCGGTTCCAACTACCACGATAAGAGGCCGCTTAGCGGCCTTTTTCGTTTTAACCCTCCAAATCTTGGGATCAGGAGAAACGTATGAAGAACTTCGTTCAATTGGGCAACACCGTGTCGGTGACGCTCGCAGCTACTGTGACCAGCGGTGCTGGTTTGCTGTCCGGCGGTCTGTTCGGAATTTGCTCTGTCGATGGTGTTTCCGGGGATGTAATTGAGCTGCAGGTAGAGGGGGTGTTCACACTTCCGAAGACTTCGGCCAACACGCCCGCCCAGTTCGCGAAAGCCTACTGGAACAACACTGCCAAAGAGGTCACAACCACTGCTACCGACAACACACTGATCGGCGTGTTCATGGACGCCCTGGGTAGTGGCACCACTACCGCCAACGTCCGTCTGAACGGCGTATCGGTATAACTGAGGGCCCCGGCTGATGTTCGATCTTGCTGCATCAATTTCAGTCGGGGTGTTCGGTGAGGATCTGACCTACACCCGTGGGTCAGAGACTCAAACCATCCGGATCCTGATCGAGCGTAACCTGCAGGTCGTGGACGAGGACACAGGGGCAGGGCAGTACATCAACGCTGCCGTGTTCGCCAATGCGGAATTTCCCTACGAAAAGCCACTCCAAGGCGACCTCATCATTACGTCCGATCGCACCTGGACTGTACTTCGAAGGGTGTCCGACGACGGCCATGTCTCGACAGTGGAAATCAAATGATCGAGATCAAGGATGACCTGAAGCACATGATCCAGACGATGGATCCGAATGTGCTGCGAAAGGCGCAGATATCGACCATCACCAGGCTGCGCTCCAGGGCTGCCACTCTCATGTCGCGGGCAGGCCGGGAGAAGTACAACGTCACTGCCAAGACTGTCAGCGATGCGCTGTCTCGTCGCATCAAGATCATCGTGGGCCCCGACCAGGTTACCGGGTACCTGCACTACATCGGCAGGCGCATCGGCCTCATTAATTTCGGCGGGCAGTTTAAGAAAGTGAAAACCGCCCGCGGCAGCCGCTTCGGTGCCACCACAAAGCTGTACAAGAAAGAACGTCGATTTCTCACCAAGCGCGGGTTTATTGCAGCTGGTCGCGGCAATGCGAGAGCCGGTGGCAACGTACACATCTACCAGCGCGAGAAAGGCGAGCAAACTTCACGGCTGCCCATCATGGCGCTGTATGGCCCCTCGATTCCCCAGATGCTGGGAAGCAAGGAGGTCATTGAGAAGACCAACGCTTTTGTCAAAGAGCAGTACCCCATTGAGCTCATGCACCAGATCAACTACCAGCTGAGCAAATTATGATCGACGCCTATATCGCGCACCTGCAGGAAGTGACGGCGCAGTTCAAGCGGATCACTCACGCCAAAGATCAGGAGCCAGTAGACCAGATCGACGAGGAGCTGCCGCTGATCGGCGTGTTCCCGGGCGAGGACAGCACCAGCAGCCAGGAAGCCAGGACCGACAACTTCGAAGCCAAAACGGTTGAATCTAATCTGCTCGTGCACCTGGTTTGCCAGGTCGAGGACTTCGAAGGCCTGCGCAACGTTCTGCGAGACGCCTCTATCGGCTGGTGTATGGACGGATATCATACCGATCTGACGCTGATGGAAGGCCACGTCATCCAGCTCAAGGGCGGCGTGATCTGGTGGCAGGACAAGTACTCCTCCCGGCACCAGGTCCGCGAAAATCCGGCGCGATTCACAACGCAGTCCGGCGCATACCTGCTCATCGGCGGCGATCCGCTCGAGTAAAGCATTCCCCGTACACACACTGACTCCAGCTCCTCGAGCTGCGTGAGGTTATGCCATGAAAAAAGAAAACAGCAGAGGAAAGGGCGGCAGCTACTTCCGACCCAGCCCGGACGCTGAGCGCGTCCTGGTGGCCGGCACGGACCAGGTGCCGCCATCGCCCGCAAAGCCCGAGGACACGAAAGAACCGCTGGAGGCTCCCAGGCCTCGAGTCCAAGCAACCGGTAAAGGAGCTGCATGATGGCATTTGCCCGCAACCAGATCATCCTGGCAAAGATTGAAACGGTATACGGTACCGACCCCACCCCGACGGAAGGCGCCAACGCGATCCTGACGAAGAACCTCTCCCGTACCATCTACGACGGCAACCGGATCTCGCGTGATCTGGATTACGCGTACATGGGCAACGACCACTCGATCAACACTGCGCCGTTCGTCACCGTGACGTTCGATGTGGAGCTGGCCGGTTCGGCTGCTGCCGGCACCGTCCCGCAGTTCGGTGAGCTGCTGCGCGCATGCGGCCTGGATGAGACCGTCACCGCGTCGACCAGCGTTGTGTATGCGCCGATCAGTGGCAGCTTTGAGTCTGTCACCATCTACTACAACTACGATGGCGAGATGCAGAAAGTTGTCGGTGCGCGTGGTACTGCGGTCATCAACATGTCCCGCGGCCAGATCCCGACGATCTCGTTCACCTTCACCGGTCGTTACGCCAAGCCGACGGCGGTGGCGATGTACAGCCCGACCTACACTGCTGTCGCACCTCTGCCTTTCAGCAGCTACAACACCACGACGTTCAACGTCCACGGTCAGGCCGTCTACGGCGACACCTTCAGCCTGGACCTGGGCTGCACTGTCGTGCATCGCAACCTGGCTGGCTATGACGGCGTCCAGATCACCGATCGCGCTCCGACAGGCAACTCGGTGTTCGAGGCTGTGGCGATCGCCACGAAAGACTTCTTCGCCGCGGTGCAGTCACACCTGGGCGTACTGACTGAGGCATCTGTCTCCGTAGTCCACGGCACTGTAGCCGGCAACATCTGCACGATCACCGCGCCTACCTCGCAGTTGTCGAATCTGACCGAGCAGGAGAGCGACGGCATCAGGATGTTCTCGGCTGACTTCATTCCGATTCCCGATGAAGGCAATGACGAGTTCAGCATCGCCTTCACCTGATACCGATTTGTCAGCCTGCTGCCGTCTCTCCCTCTGAGCGGCGGGCTGACTTTTTTCAAGAGGGAATGGAGAGAGAACATGGCATTTGTTATTGGCAAGATTCAGACAGTAAAGCGTCGGGTGGTATTCACGCAGCTGGCTGACGATGGGAAGCCCGCGAAGAAGGCTGATTTCGTTGTTGAGTTCACCGTTCGCGATGCGGACACGGTCAAGGCCCGTCGTCGGGAGCTGCAGGATTATCTGACGACAATCAGCAAAGAGCTGTCGCTGGCGAACAAGAATCCAGAGTACGAAGCGCAGATCCCAGAAGGGAACCAAGACGAGACCTACGTACGCGAAGACGTGGTGAACATCGAAGGCATTCTGACTGAATCCGGCGATGAGGTCCCCTACAGCCTCGATGTGCTTGAAGAAATCATGAAGGATCGAATTGCCCGAAAGGCTCTGATCACAACCTGGTCAGAGCTGAACCTCGAGGACGGCGCCAAGAGAAAAAACTGATCGAGGCGGGAGAGCACTGGGCACGGATGCCCGCAGATCCTCAGAGGCACCACAGCGTCGAGGATGACATGGAGGCCTTCGGGCTGCCCCAGGAGATCCGCGATCAGATCCGGGGCTCGATGTCAGGCTCTTCCGTCGAAGACTTCACCCTGCTGGAAGAGAACGTCGAGGCGTTGAGCATGTTCCTGCGTTGCCAAACGCAGTGGCGCCACACACTGTCCGGAGTCACCGGACTGGATTACACCGCCGTCCTTCAGGTTATCGAATCCTCCTGCAGTAAAAAGCGAAAACGCAAAAACCTATTCCGTGATGTGTGCCTGATCGAGCAGGGCGCGCTGAAAGCCTTTTCTTCGAAAAAGAGAGCGTGATGCAAAAGACGTTTACAACCGGCTACGTAATCACCGGCGATGCCGCGAAAGGCGTCAAGGCGATCCGTCGTGTCCGTGAGGAAGCGGAATCGCTCGACTCTACAAACAAGAAGGCGAAGGACTCCAGCAAGAAATGGCGGGAAGAGACCGAGCGCCAGGGCACGACTCTCGATAAAACTGCCGAGTCGATATCCCGCACGAAGACCCTGATTGTCGGGATGACCGCGGCGCTTGGTGCCATCGGGGCGATCAGCTTCGGTCAGACGATGGTAGCAGAGTTTCGGGAATGGGAAACCGGCCTGGTTGGCGTTGCCAAGACTACCGGCCTGGCCGGCGAAGAGTTGGATAGCTTTGCTGCTCGCATCGATGCCGCTTCACGTCACATTCCTGTCTCTACCCAAGAACTGCTGGAGCTGGCGCAGGCAGCGGGCCAGATGGGCGTCACCGGTGCCGATAATCTAGAAAAATTCTCCACCACCATAGCCAAACTCGGCCGCGCGTCTGATCTCGCCGGCGAAGAGGCGGCTTCCTCCCTCGCGCGAATCCTCAACGTCACCGGTGAGAGCATTGACTCTGTCGATGTTCTGGCCAGTGTGATTGTCTCCCTCGGCAACAGCGTTGCCGCCTCTGAATCTGAAATTGCCCGTATGACCACCGAGGTGGCGCGGGCAACCTCACAATTTGGCGTGAGCTCTGCAGAAGCTGCAGGTTTGGCCGCAGCCATGGCGTCTATCGGTATCCGCGCTGAGCTTGGTGGCTCCTCCGTCGGTCGTGCAATGCAGGAAATCACTTCCCGGGTTCAGGCCGGTGGCGCTGAGCTGCAGGAGTTTGCGGACATCCTGGGGCTGAATGCCGATGAGCTCAAAAGGCTGTTTGAGCAGGATCGCGTTGCTGCATTCGAGTACTTCCTTCGCAACGTCGGCGAGCTGGGCCTCGATGCCGGTAATGCCCTGAAGGACGTTGGCCTGGGTGGCCAGGAGATCGCGAAGACAATCATTCCTCTGTCGAACAACATGGGGATTTTCGCGACCACGATGGGGCTGGCCGCAGCCGAAGTGGAGAACGCGACCGCGCTTGAGCGAGAGTTTGCAGCGACGCTGGACACTTTGGATTCGCAGTGGGAGATCAGCCAGAACATCCTGAAAAGCTACCGCCTAGAGCTGGCAAACAACCTGATGCCCTCGGTTACCGAAGCGTTGAAATCCTTCAACGAATGGTCGGCCACCGATGGCCCCCGCGAGATGCTGGAGAGCCTGACCACAGCGGCCGAGGCGTTAACGGTTCTGTTCGGCGGCAGACTGGTGGGCGCCATAGGCGCTGCAGCCGCGGCAAAGACTGCAGCCATGGCGGCCTCCCTCGCCTACGAAGCCTCCGTGGTGCGGCTGGCTTTTGAATCAGGTGCCGCAGCTGGTGCTCAGTACTCGCTGGCCCGCGCTGCTGGAGCGGCCAGGGGGGCAATGGCGCTTCTGGGCGGGCCGGCCGGGATACTTGGTATAGTCGCCACTGGTCTGTATGTCTTCCGCGAGGAGCTCGGGCTTGTGCCAGCCGATGTCAGCGACGCACAGGCAGCGATCGACAGGCTTACTGGGTCTCTGGAGAATCTAACCGCAGCACAGCTGGGTTTGAGAAAAATCAGCGCCCAGGAGCAGCTGGAAGAAGCAGAGAGGGCCGCTGCGCACTATCAAGCTCGGATTGACTCAATTCAGAAGATGATTGCCAGGTCCGGCATCGCTGCGCACCAGGACCTGCGAGACAGCCTGGTGGAGATGCAAGCTGGATACGACACTGCGACACAGGCAGCAGAAGGTTACCGCGACGCGATAGCGGAGATCGAGTCCGCAGTGGCCGACCTGGTGCACAGCCCGGATATCTTCGTTGGCCCGATGACGCAGATCCAGGCTGTGAATGCTGCGCTGGATGAGATGTTCGAATCCGAGGCCTCGTTCGCTTCAACCGCTGGCGCCGTCGATGAGCTCACAGATGCGCAAGCTCGGGCGATCCAGTATTACAAAGACCTGGTAGACGAATCCTCCGCGCTGCGCAAAGAGGTCGACGCGCACGAGAAGGCCATGCGGTCTGCCCGTCAGCGTATTGACGAGCAGATAGCGGGCCTGCGTCAACAGAAAGAAGCCTCGACCATGACTGCCCGGGCCGCGGCGATCTATAACGCGGTAATGAATCTCGGCACTGAGGCCACGTCCGCCCAGATCGTTGAAGTCGCCACGCTTACCGCTGAGCTGTTTGACCAAGAGATCGCGCTCAAGGCTGCTGCTGATGCCAATGCGGCCTATGAGCGCCGCCAGGCAGATCTGGCTCGGGCATCCGAGCGGGCTGCGAAACAGATGGCCGAGGACTGGGCTCATACCCGCGAAGCTTTCGGTGAGTTCTTCGCTGACATGGTTGAGGATGGCGAGAGCGCCTTCGATGCGCTGCTGAAATCGTTCAAGCGCATGCTGCTTGAAATGACGGGCCAACTGGCTCTTTCCGGCATCATGAAAATGGCTGGAATCGCGGTGCCGGGTGGTTCTGGCGGCGGCATGAGCGGGATCCTCGACAGCTCTGGTATGTCCGGCACAGTGATGCGCGCTATAGGCAACACGCCAGCATTTGAAAAGCTTTCTAAAAGCAATGGCCTGTCGGGCATCACGGGGTCCATGCCAGGAAAAGAACTGGCCGGTCCGGTACAGCCGGGGCAGGGCGCTCTGACTCAGGGTTTTGACGGTACTGCTTTCATGCAAGGCGCCAAGACCATGGGCCTGAACATGATAGCCGGCTGGGCTGGCAGCATGGCTGGCGGTGCGCTGGGCGAGGCGATTTTCGACAAGCAGGCCGAATCGAATATCGGCGCGACCATTGGTTCGACAATCGGCTCGATGTGGGGGCCTTGGTTCGCTGCGCTTGGCGGCGCTATCGGTGGCATGGTAGACGTTGCTACGGGCGGGGACGGGTACACCCGACAGAATGCGGGGATGCTGGTGGCTCCAACGCCTGGCGCTAAGTCCGAGCACACATTCGAGGTCGATCCTTTTGCATCAGGGCTTCAGGTAACCGGCTTCGCCCGGCGAGAAGATCAAGAGACAGCCCTTCGGAACATCGAAATGTTCCGCGGATTCGACTCGGTCCTTACAAGCTTGGCGCGTGACCTGGGCGGCTCTCTCTCAGTCACCTCCCTGCACGGATTGAACGAGGAGGCCACGCCAGGCAGCTCAGGGACGTATCTGGGATCTGGCAGAGATGCAGACCTGCAGGGCCAGTTGGACTGGTTTGTCACTCAGTTGGCGGACAACATCAGCGGCATCGATGAGGCGCTGCTCGAAACGGTCCGCAATGCGACCACCGCGGACGAGGTCATCAAACTTCTGGCCGAGGCCGTTGAGAAACAGCAGGCCCTGACAGTCTACCTGCCGGCCGTCAATGAAGAGCTCGAGCGTCTTGGTCTGGGGTTGTTCGATGTCACCGAGGAGGGTGCCGCCCTGGCAGAGCAGCTGCTGGCCACCGCCGGCGGCATCGAAGGCCTGGCAATTGGGTCCAGCACCTACTTCAAGAATTTCTACACTGCCGGGGAAAAATTCAATCTCCTGACCTCCGATGTAGCAGACGGTTTCGACCAACTGGGCATCAAGATGCCTCGCACGGAAGCAGCACTTCGTGAGCTCGTGAGTGGGCTCGATCTCACTACTGATGCAGGCCGGCTGACCTTCACATCGATCATGTCTGCCAGTGATGCGCTGGGCGAGTACTACGACATTCTCGAGGACCAGGCGCAGAACGTCGGCTCGGGATTCGCGGAGCTGCGCGAACGCATCTTCATGGATTCCCTGGGTAGCGCCGAAAGCCAGTACGGTTACCTCAAGAGCCAATACGACTCACTAAGCACTTTACTGCCTAGCCTGACTGACGCCGATGCTATCGCCAGCGTTAAGAACGAGCTCCTTGATCTGATGTCCTCATCGTACAACCTGCTGGATGAGGGCACCCGCAAAGACAAGTCTGCCGAATTCATCCGCCAGATTGACGAGCTCGAGCGTGCAAGCCTCGAGCAGTTACAGCGTGTGCAGCAGCAGGGCGATGTTGAATCTGATGCCTGGGGAAAACGCATGGACACCGCTACTGATAAGTTCGCGGCGGATCTTGGCAAGCTGCTCCAAACCCAAAACAAAGACCAAGCACAGAATCAGCAGGCGATGAACTCGATCGTGCGCGATTTCGGAGCCTTCGTTAAAGGCCTGCCCAGCAACATCAGCATCCAGATCAGACAGTCGGAGATCGGTTAATGGCCGGGAGAGTTCTATCAACAGTCATTAACACTGCGATCGGCCAGCGCATCACCCAGCCGGCGTACCTGGTCGAGCTTGGATTCTCACCCATCATGCGACATGCGACCCACAAGCAGATTGTTTGGAATGGCGAAGCTTGGTATGCCGGTGGAATTGACGTGCAGTCTGTCTCTGCAGCCGAGGCTTCGTTTTCGCTGCGAAACTCGGATAACTCGATCAGCGCTCTGGTCCTCACCCAGCGCACGATAGACCTGACCTGTCGCGTTTTCCAGATGTACGACACTGACGCGGAGCTCATCTTTGACGGTGTTCTGGGTCAACCGACAGAGATCGGTGCCCGGGTCCAGTTTCTTGCGCGCAGTCACGTAGACGTCGGGGTTTTCCCGGACGAGCGCATAGGCCCGCCACTTTGCAATTACATCACACCGGCCGGGACCGTCGTACGGTGGGGCAGCGGTACCCTTGAGCTCGAGGCGGAGGAATCTTGATCGTCGACTATCCCAACATCCCCTTCAGCTATGAGAGCAGCTGTGAGCCAAGACCGAGCATAGAGTTTGACCCTATGTCCGATGGCTTTGCATCTGGTCGGGTGGCTACTGAGAACGTCGTATATGACGTCACATTTATTCATCCACTCATGACCCGTGAGGATGCCGCATCGATTCGCCAACACTTCCGCGATCATAGGACTGACACCATTCGGCTTATATGGGATGGCGATGTTTATGAGGGCGGCTACATCGGTGAGCCATCAGTAAAGAAAAATGGCGTCTGGCGCACTGTTACCAGCCGCTTTGTCGCAAACCTTGCCAGTGAGCTGGATGCGTTCCAGCTGCAGACTGGCGAATACCTGCAAATCGGCGGGGAGACTCTGGAGTAGATATGGCCAAAAGACTGGATCAAATGGATCAGCCGGAGGATCTCGAGGACGGGGATCTGTTGTACTGCCTGCGGGGCAATGTTGACCTTGCTGTGCCCATGAGCAAGGTCGCCCTGAAGGCCTCGGAGCTCCTTGGCGACGCTGTC